GAACAGATAAAGACGGCAAAGAATTTTCTATTGTTGGTAGAATTAAACGACTTGAAGAAAGGTATTTAAAACAAATGTCAGAACTTGAAACGATGTACTTGTCTGGCAATTGCACCTAACGAGCGGATTTGCGCAATTAAGCCTTTACTTTAATGGGGATGCAGCGATACTAATTCAAAATAAATAAAACAATCGGATATGAAAGTAGAAAACAAAATTCATGTGTACAGAATAGACGGCACAGATACGGTAGTTGGAGAACAGACCCAACTAACGGTTAAAAATGTATGGAATCGAAAACAGTTTGTGGAATTGCAAGTGGGAGAAGACAGAAAAATTGTAGTAAAGTCTTCTGATCTTTTAAAGGCAATTTCAAATGCAACAGACAACGATGATTAGAAAAACAGTTTAAAACAATCGGATATGACACACGAAACTGTAATCAAAAAACGTATTGAATACTTCAAAAGCATACATCACAAATATGAGGCACAAAGGCTTGAGGAATGTTTAAGAACAATAAACGAATTAATCCCACCTAATGATTGGGAAATTGTATAACCTCCCCCATAGTAGGGGAAGAAATTGAATGAAAAAATGAATATAGGTAGTTTAACTAAAACACCAATGGGAGTTGGTAGGATTGAACGATACGATCCCGAATACCCAATATTTGACAACGGAATGAAAATGACAACCCCAAGATATTTTGTTTCAGGCAAGGATTTCGGAGGTTGGTTCAGCGTTGATGAATGTGATTTTGATATAATGCCAAAAATCGGAAAAACCAAATGAAAATAGAAGACGCAAAACGCCTCTACGCAATAGGAGGGGAATCAAAAGATATTGCACTCATTTACTTCTCAGAAGATCAGTTGAAGGAAAGAACGCTTCCTAAGACGTGGCAGGAGTACGAAGCAACTCTTCACGAAATGTTTGCCAACGTTAAAGCACCGCGCGAAATTGCAATCGCCCTTGATAACCTAGTTAAACTCTACCTATTGAAGCAAGAGTACAACGGGGGTTGGGTGGCGGATTACGGAAATCCAAAACAGGAAAAGTTTGTAATACATTTACATGATGTGCTTCCTTGTCGGTTTTTAGCTTTTAAAAGCCTATCACTCGGAGATCAATTTGCCGCCAATTTCGCTGACTTAATCGAGGCCGCGAAGCCTTTTTTTGGATGAAAAGAACCGGATTCAAAAAACCAACAAAGCACAAGTGCGCCCGTAAAGGATGCAAGGTGAAGATTGAATTGAACCAGAACTTTTGCTCTGATGAGTGCCGTGGTATAGCGTATGGTCAGGCAATGGAGGCGGTTGAGCGCAATCGAAAAAAATGGTTGAAGAAACAACAGGCCGACGTCAAAAAAGAAAAGATTGAAAAGCGTCCGCATGGCGTGTGGGAAAACTTGCTTCAGGATGAAATAAATACAATCGCCAGGTTAATCGACTACGGCCACGGTTGTATTTCCTGCACTAGACCGGACAACGGCAAGACGGCCTTTCATGGTGGTCATAGGATTTCGGTGGGGGCGAACAACTCACTACGGTATAATCTTGAAATAATTTGGAAACAGGACTTCTATTGCAACAACGCGAATAGTGGCAATCCAGATGGTTACGATGATTCTATTAGGGCAATGTATGGACAAGAACAAGTTGATCGAATGACGATGGATTTGCAGCGATTATACCCGATCATTAAGTTGACTATTGATGACATTCAAACTGCGGTCAAGATTTGCCGTAAGATCATTAAGGAATTAAAAGCTGACCCAAAAATGAGAACGGCTCCGGAAAGATTGGAGTTGAGAAAAATATTGAATGAACGTATTGGAATTTATACACTACTTTAGCATTTCATAAGATAGTTTAATAGCTCAATTAAGAGTTTTGGTTAAGGAGAGAGCCCTCGAAACGTCGGGGGTTTTTCATTTCTTCTTATCTGAATTCCACCATCTTCGAGTACGGTTCATTATTTCTTCTTCGTTGACCTTTGCCCACTTGAAGATACCGTTGATGATGTTTGATGCCAATAGTCCTGAGACGAACAAAGCACCATGTTGATATGACGGAGCAACGTAGTTACCGATCATAAAATAGACAGCAACACAAAAGAAAAAACCCGCTATAATTCGGGGTGTGGATGGTCTGGAATCCCATGACCAAAGTAGCTTAATGACGTAACCAAGAATCGCAAGCCATAACCCTTTGAGCGATGTCAGCATAGTTACGACTTCGTGAATTTCCTGAGCCATAAATGATATTTCGGTTGTTTTCGTATGAACAGAATAAGTGATATAATCAGTATTGAGAAGAAAATCACAAGCTCCAACCAACCGCCGTTTACCGGATCTCCAAAAAACTCATCATAAATGTTTGCAATGCATGCGCCCTGAATTACATTAACTGAAAATCTGGTCAGCGGATTGGTTTCAAGACGGTGCAAACCCCAAACAAACAGGGAATAGGAAAGGGCCATCAATCTACAGTGCCATGACCATCCATCAATTGTTTCATGGCTTCCCGTAACGCGCTCTTGATAGGCCGCAACAGATAGCCAGAAACCTAACCACAACGCTATTTGGTGCGGTTTAATCATCTTCGTGGTCTGCTGGCAGGACGGCATCCAACAATTTCTTCATACTGATGTCCGTAGGTGTCAATGATCGGGTTCTTTGATTTCGTTGTAACGGTGCTGGCTCCATCCGCTTCTACCTCGCTAACCACTGATGGGCTTATGGGATTACCCTGCAATGTCAAAGGAGTTCCAACAGGGAATGTTCCTTTCTTAAAATAGTATTTTGATTGGTATTCGATCTCAACGAAATCGTCACCATCTAAAAGTGATATGCTCATTTTTTCTTCTTTGTTTCAAAGGTTTTTTTCAGTTCTTCTTTTTTCTGAAGAAGAATTTTCAACTTCTCTTTCTGCGTCAATCTCTTATTCATGGCAAGCGGTTAATATTTACAATTGGTCTACGTCCACGAGCATCTTGTGTGGTGGTAAACATAAAAGTCGACCTGTTGTAAACGGTTGTGATCGGACAACGTTGGCCACCTGTCTCAGTTCCATATTCTGGAAACAAAGAACTGTTATTGCAAAGGTAATCCACAAGCCTTTGAGAATAATCCAAAGCGTGTTTTTTAGCCCGCTCCAATTCATCCTTCATGGCCGAATCTGAAATAGGGGTATAGTCCTCAGAATTATGTTGACCCATTGTACCGTCGTTGTACTTATACATCATCTTTGGCATGAGTTCCACGAGTGTCCAGAATACAACGGGCTTAGCCATGTACTGCTCAATCAGTGTGGCGTAGTTTCCCGAAGGTGTGGGCAGTTCGGTAATCAGTTTAGCCCAAAGCGCGTCACCAATAAACGGGCGCACCCATCTATCCTGCGCTACGTATAGGCAAGGTTTGATTAGATTCTCATCAACCGCCCCATTTACCGGAGTAAGTTTTTTGAGGTAGTCTATTGTCACGAAAAGGGGTTCTTGTGGTAGTGCCATTAGTTGAATCGTGGATTAGATGGTAGAAAACCGTTGTAAGGCATGTCGACGGGTAAACGGGCAACCAAAGATTCATTGCGGATTTTATAGCCCATTGCTTCGGCTGCTTTGACCGCTGTTTTTTGAGCGTTCGGATTGTTTACGTCGATCTTAAAACCTTCAGCAGATACGTAGACTTCCTTTTGGAGAAAATGATGGCATTCACCGCCGCCTTTGTAAAGCCAGATTGAATAGGTGTCTGTTCCGTTTGGACCCCATCCAGGATTTACCGCTACGTTTTCCATCCTTATGATGTCCTCTTTACGGTATAGCTTGTCAGCGGCTAACATTTTCCTGCAGAACTCGCGGGTGTTGTCCCGAAGCTCGCCTTTATATCGATACCTTGTGATGAATAACTTTCCATCGATCGATGCGTCCTGTTCGCTTTTGGAATTTGGAAACGCGGTACCGGTTGATGTCTGGTTAACCTTATCGAATCTGATTTGGTCTTCGTCGTCGCTGTCATAATCCACGGCAAAGGCATCCACAAGAATGAAACCTGCAGGTGCATCGGTTCCAAGTTCTATGAATTCATCAAGTGGAGACTTTTTTTTTTCCTGCTTTACCTGTTGCGTTTGCGCAGGTTCAGCTTCGGGAAGAACTGAATTCTTTACAATAGAAAGATCAAGTTGAACACCGGCTTTTTCATAGATTTCAATGTAGGCGTCACAGATTTGGCGTTGATATGGCTCAATAACCTGATTTTCAAAGATGGCTAGCCCCGTTTTCATTTCATCAGTATTCGAACCAAGCCCACCACCGTCACGAATACCGAAGATCAAAGGAGTAGTTGCCCTGTGGCCCACCATGATAAGTCTAGTCGATGCATCAAGTTGGAATTGGTATTGTTTATCCGCGTCACTAATAGGAAACGGGTCAATCTTTGGGGCTGTTTTGTCCGATTCGTTGAATGTAATCATCACACCGCCCGCCTGAGCAGCGCCAAGTTTCTTCTCTATTTCATTTTTGATCCGTGTAGCTTCTTCGTCACTAACAGTACCGTTCATAAGGTGCATCACAAACCCCGGAAACAGACCGTTGAGAAGATGATTCATGTGGTAAGTACCAATCTGCCTTTCTATTTCGATCCACGTCATAGAACGCTCATAGTCCGGCTTCGGGTACATTCGTGAATTCGTTGTTTTTCCAAAAGCCCAATACACCTGTCTGCGTTCTTCAACACGTTTATTCCAGTTGTAACGTGGGATATATTTTGGCTTATACTTTCTTGTATCCGACCAATCTTTACAGTACCACATTCCAGTAACAACCTCGTTTCGATCCTCGTCTTCAGCTATGGCAAGTCGGCAATCTTCAAAGTTTAGGGCCTCAAATTTTGCAAACGTGGGATCTTTCAGGTCGCTGTCATAAATAACCTCAATCACAATACCCCTCTGAACTTTTATGTCATAGCCGTGACTTGCAAGGTTCTTTTCAGGTTTAAGGGCCAAGAAATCAGCGTTATTACTTTCGAATCCCTTTCCGGCAATCATTTCAGCAATTGAAACGCATAAGGTCCCATGCACCGGAGCGGAGTCAACCACTTCATTCAAATACTGCGGGTAGAGATTATCATCTCCATACTTTAGCCAGCCTTTACGATCCAACTTTTCAGCAGAATCCATTGGCTTGAATTGAGCCATTTGTATATTGGAGACCTTGATATTTTTCTCTTTATCCGCCATATTGCAAGTCGTCTTGTGTTGCTGAAGTTATTTCGGCAAAGTAATCACTATTCGATGTCAAATTTAACCATCCCTGTTCAACGATACCAACAACTGATGCATTATTTGGATCAAGATTGGAAGAACTGTTTTGACCGTAAACAAAGTATCTGTATTGTCCGGCTCCATCAAGACCTACGGTTGTGACAATTAGCTGCGTGTAACGTTGATTCTCCAGGCTAACAGTTACTACTTGCGCCAAATCCAATCCCACATCAGATTTTTCCTCCCTTGTGATGATCAGAAGGTAGTGAGTAAACGTATCGTCAAAGTACGCCCTGCCTTCGTCGAGTGTCATTCGAATGGTCTGGTTGGCGGTATCTGTGAGTAGGGTTATCATCTTACAAAAAAAGGGCGAGTTTAACCTCACCCTTTTCAAATCTAATGAAAATCAAAATGTACTATGAATTGAAGTCAGGTGTCACAGTAATGTTAGGCGAGTAGTTGTCGAATGGTTCAGTGGTAAATGCTTCACAGAACGGGGCTTGGTTTGGCTCTTCTGCTGTGAAGATCAAATCGTAACCGTTCAGATCTCCACTTGTTACACCTGAACCGGCATTAGCCTGTGAAATGTAACAACCATTCTCACGTCCGAAACAGATAATCTTATCCGAAGCAAGTTGAACGAAAACAACCAGTTTTGTTTTGGCGTATTTACCAAGAATTTCAAGGTGTTTGTCTGCGTCAATGTCCCCAACTTTTACGGTGGCATTTTGAATGTAGCGGATAGTTCCAAGATCCAAATTGATCTCAGGGTTTTCAGTTACACCCATTGAATTTCGAAGACCTTCAACACGGAACAAAGTTGCCACAGGAAGATCGGTAATTTCGCGGTCTGCATCCAATGTGATTTGGTTCGCAAACGTTGACCAGTTACCAAGAAACAACTGCTTTGCACCGACTAAAATACCGATGCAAGAGCTTGTATATCCTTTGGTTATTGATGCGCAAATTGGCATTGTATGAAAAGTATTAAGGGGCGTTGTTATCCGCCCCGTTTTTTAATTCTTATGAAAGGCCTGGTCCGTAGGCTGTGATGTCAGAAGTAACTCCGAGTTGAGCACCTGCATAGAAACGCATTGAGATGCGAATGTTTTGAGATGCTTCAAGAGCTTCCATGTCCAAAACAGAAACAGAGTTGTAATCTGATTCCAACCAAGTACCGAACCAAAGGTTTGACTTCTGAGCCATGTACATGGTGTTGTCAGCAATACCAGGGCAAACCGCGATTGGGTAGTTACCCATGAAAATTGGCTGTGCGTTATCGCCTGGCATGTTCCACAATGCGCCTGAAGCGGCAAGGGCTTGCATGTAAAGCTCCCACGTATTTTGGTTGAAATAGATCGTTGGTTTTTCAGTTGATCCCTTCACTGCTGTTGGGCACTCCGCTACGAGCAAGTACATTTTAGCAAGAATGTTTGCGGATGTCAATGCTACTGGTGAACCAACGAAGTTGATGTCTGATCCCGCGTTAGCGTCGATCAAAGTACCAAGTCCATCAAATTCTCCGGTAGTCGCGTTAACACCCTGCCAAACGATACGCTCCAAGTTGGCTGCTGCCCCACCTGTGATGCGTTCCAAAATTGCAGCAAGTATGTCCGCGTTCATGCGGCCTGACATCACATCTTTTGTAGACCAGTCTGTGAAGAAATCTTTCTTACAAAGTTGGCGTTGAACCTGAAATTCTTCAAGGGTCAAAATGCGCTCGGTCAATGTGATCGTTCCTGTTGGGGTGAAGTCACAAGTGCCAGCGGCAAATGTCACGTTATCCACCAGTTTACGCACAACGGCCTTATACGGCACATTTGATTTTACTGTGATGTGTTTTGCTGAAGTAAATTCCAGCAATGCAGGACGTAAGATTTCACCTGCTAGTTCACCTGCGTAGGTGGTGGTGAGTGAAGTAGTTGTTGGCATTTCTGTATGGTGAAATATTAATTTTTGTTTGCTTTTTCTGTGATTCGTTTGAAGTATTCGCGACTTCCGACTTTTACATCATCGTCTTTCGTTTCTTCTTTTTTCTGCTTTTCTTCCTTTACCGAAGGAGCGGCAGGAGCTTTCTTCAACTTCAAAACTTCTGCTTTGAGTTGTTTCACTTCGTCTTCTGATGCGGTTTTTCCCGATTTCAGACTTTCGTTTTCAGCTTTCAACGCTTCGTTTTCCACAGACAGTTCTTCGAGTTTCCCCATGAGCGTGTCCATGTTTTGCTGAATCTGTTCGGCTGTCATTTCATCATCCATCTTTGCAGAGATTGATTTAACGATACCCTCAGTCTCAACGACTACAATAGAACCGTCTTCCAAAGTGTGTTCGCCAACAGGTGCGGGAAGTTCCTTTCCTTCAGCGTCAACAATGAAAAGATCAACGCCCTCTGCGATTGAATCAGCACTTGAACGAACCTCTGTTCCGTCTGCAAGTTTTCCAACAACTTTCATTTCAACCTGTGTTTCAACTCCTTCGAGTTTGATCCCGTGGGCTTTGAGTGTTGCTGAATATTTTTCGGCAAATGCTTTAAGTGTATCTTTGATCTTTGACATTTTCGGTCGTTTCGACTATTAACGAAATATTTTTTAGTTGTAACCTGTTTACGCCAGATTTGGTGTAGATTTGCGGAAATCTAAATTTACTACTATGATATACAGAGACCATTTTCAAAACTATAAATCCTATGCCATCCCTAAAGCGCAACTTATTATAGCTGACATTCCATATAACCTAGGAAACAACGCCTATGCATCAAATCCCGCTTGGTACAAGGACGGTGACAACACCAACGGGGAAAGCGATTTAGCCGGAAAGAGTTTTTTTGATACTGATGAGGATTTTCGCCCCGCAGAGTTTATGCACTTTTGTAGCACTATGCTAAAGTCTGAGCCCAAAAAAGACAAAATTGAAGGCGTGGCACGACAAAAAAGCGAGGCCCCATGCATGATTATATTTTGTGCGTTCGATCAACAAATGTATTTGATTGAGTTGGCTAAGAGATACGGCCTAAACAATTACATAAATCTGGTTTTCAGAAAAAACTTTTCTGCTCAGGTGTTAAAGGCAAACATGAAGATTGTTGGGAACTGCGAATATGGTCTTGTGCTTTACCGAGACAGACTACCAAAATTCAGAAACAAAGGTAAAATGGTTTTTAATTGTATTGATTGGCCTAGAGATGGCGAAAGTGAAAAAATACACCCGACTCAAAAGCCTGTTGAATTACTGAAAAATCTAATTTCAATTTTTACGGACGAGGGGGATGTAGTTATTGATCCTTGTGCTGGAAGCGGCTCAACTTTGGTTGCTGCTGAAAGATTGAACAGAAAAGGATTTGGTTTTGAAATTAAAAAGGAGTTTTATGTAAAGGCGAATCAATGGCTAGAGCAGGAGAAACAGCTCAAAAAGGATATATCGCAATTTGGATATGCTAAAACAGCACTAGAAAAACAGGGCCCAACACTATTCACATAAAAAAACCCCGACCATTTCTGATCGGGGCGTTTAATCCAAAAACCAAAACAGAGGGTTAGTAAGCCCTCAAAGTTTATTTCTGAGCAGCGAAAATGTTCGGTGAACCATTTCCGTTGTTGAGGTTGAGATAATACTCAAACCTTGTTTCCTTTCCATTGGAGAACATACCCATTGCATTGTATTCATTGAATGTAAATGCGAGTATTGCGCTCTTGGTTGGATCGTAATACAGGGTATGCGTTTCAGCGTCGTAACGCGGTGAGGTGTCCGCAACTACTCTGATCGCTTTTGCCTTTGGGTCAACATTTGGGAATTGATTGTGATACGTCAGCTTAACCGCTTGGCCCATGTTTCCAACCCCACCAATGATTTCGGCTTCTGTTGGGTTTTCTGGAATAGGTGCATCGTTGTAAAGAATCCAACTGAATGAATGTTTCATCACTGGAAAGTGGATGAAGGTACTTGGCTTCACGTATGTGTTCAGTGCCTTTTCTTCTTTGGTCAGACCATTAAAGAACATTTCAGAACGAACGACATCACCTTCACGCTCCAGTGCAACGAATACGTGCTTAACCACATTTGGATCGTTATCATTTTTGAATCCGCGTTTCACCTGGAGAATTTCATCAAGTTCCTGTTGAGTCAATCGGTGTGCGTTTTGAAGATCGGTTTTACTTGGGATGGTGATTTTCACAGTAACAAGTTGTCCGGTGCGTGAATTACGCGCGGTGATGGTACGGCTAACAAAGTCCTTTGGAATAAAGGGCAGTGTCATTAACTCCGCATCTTCCCAATCCTTTGTTTCGCTCCAAAGTCCGGTGATCTGATCTTTCTTTACTTCGTCCCAACTTTGATTTGCTGCGATATTTTGAATCCAGAATTCACCGTCCGGTTTCTTTTCGATCACAACGACTGATTCTTCAATGTACTTGGTAGTGCCTTCATTGCCCAAATGGTTTTCTGCCGTCCATCCCGGTGTGTGGAAAATGATGTGCTCATCCGTTTCTTCCAGAAAATCATATTCAGAAAGAACGTCACAAATCAAATTGAGGCCAAGACCTTTGATGTTTGAATAAACAATCGGGGCTTTTTCTTTGATGTAAGGGATTTCCTCAGTAGTCGTTACACCATTTTTAGTGCTGACTATTTTGTGTTTGACAATACCAGCCTGTTTTGTAGACCACTCCATGAGTAGACTATCTTTGAACTGATTGAAAAGTGACTCGGTGAGTCCTAAAAGTTTTGCTGTAAAATTCATGTTATTTGTATTGGTGGATAAATTACGGGTTTACAATTAAAAGGTGGTCTAGTCCGGTGTAACGACAATCAATATGGAGCCAAGTCTTTGTGTATTCAATATTCTCAACGGTTGTGATCCATTGGCGTTCGATGAAATACTTCTCATTGGCTTTCAATATGGCGAACAGTCCCGCAACACTCATTCCTTGTGGATCAATATCAATAGCCCTTCCGTACTTGTGCTGTGACCATTTGGCCCCTGTTCGGGTTGCTGACAATCTTAAACCACGTTCATCAAACTGACCTTTGTTCAACCAAGTGTTGATCGTGAATGGTACTCCAGCCAATTCTCTAAGGTGTTGAAGTCCGTTTACTATTCGCATATCCAACAACGTTATTGACTTTGAACCACGCGCTGAATAGATTTCAGGCGGGACAAGTTCATCCAGAAAAAAGTTGTCGGTTACTGCTATGCGGTTCATTTACTTTCAGCTATTTTCCTTACAGAATCTGCGTTTCGTTTTGCTCCTGATGATGACCCGAAGAAGTAACCGTATATGCTTTGTGACCCAGCGACAACGGTTCCGCCAAGTAATGTGAAGAATACATTTCGGTTTTCCTCTGGAATCTTTACAAACGTGAGTATAGCAATCATTAAAGCGAGTAAGGCCATTGTGAAGATAACAAGTCCGCCCAATACCCAATCCGTTTTACCTTGCCTTGTGAATTCGTTTCGCATTTCGCGCGCGCTATCACGATCCTGAATTTCAAGTTTGAATTCTTCGTTCTCAATCCTCTGAAGTTCCAATTCCCATTCGAGTTTATACTTTTCAAACTCTACTTGTGCCGCCATCAACTGAGGGTTTTCTTCCTTCTTGTCATTCAGGAATTCGCCAATCTTTTCAATTGCTTTGTTGCCGGTCAATTCGCCAACAAAATCCAATCCGTTTCCAACAAGTGGTTTAATCTTGTCAACGAACTGACCTACTTTAGTTTCTGAAAATGGTTTCTTCATGGGGCCAAAGGTATTCAAAACCAATCAAAAAAAGAAAAACCCCAATAAAGGGGCTTTCAAGATTTCTAACCAATGAACTTCGCGCTTTTGGATTTGCCGTCCGCAACGTCTAGTTTACCGGTGATGGTGATACATGCAGTCTGTTTACCTAAAACAGTTGTCTTAAACCTGTACCGGTGCGTCTGGATTCAAATCATCCGCGCCTTGTACCGATGCTGTCAACGCTGCGAGAGCGGCTTCAACTTCTGGTGTTGCGTTTCCTTGTGCCGCAATGGCTTCGGCCAAAGCATCCAAATTTGCCTGGATTTCAGTTTTTACTTTCTCAACCTGTGCGGTGAGTGCGGCCAATTGACCTGCTACTTCTTCTTGAGTTGCCATGATTTTTTTGAGGGTTTTGTTGATTTTTTTAAGGGCAAGAATCGTTTGGTCATCAGGCCCGAAGTGATAATGATAATGGGTTTCCATCGGGCGACGAAAGTAATCAAACAATCCCATTCTCCAAAAGTTTTTCGAGTTCGGCCAAATCCGCAAATAGTTCAGAATGTTTGTTTTGCTCCACCTCCCATTGGAAATACGCCTCAATGCTGAATCCTTTCAACACTCCGCTTTTAACATCATTCCAAACGGTGTCATCTTCCACAAGCTGACCAATGAACCAAGTGCCAACGGGAAGTTTCGGGGATATACCCAGCTCTACACTCTTATCACTTTGGCCTTCTTTCATCCATGTTTCCACGGTAGTGATACCCGCAACCGGAACCTGATGCATAACAGTTGCGTTATGGTGTTGGTTCATCTTCATATAGCGCTGTGCCACTTGACGAATGACATCGGACGAATAACGAGCGTAGTATTCCTCGTTGGTTTCGGGGTCGATGCGGTAAATGAGTTGATCCGGAATCAATGCAGGACCATACACCATTCGACGTTCTTCATTCGTTGCCTGTAGTTTGATCTGATCGGTTTGAGACATTGCCACAAAGTCAACTTCGATAGCTGGAAGATCAACGAGGGACATTGCATAAACTCCCATCATTCCATTGTCATCAAGTTGGTAGTCTCTAATCGGTAGTTTCTTCTTTGGTGTCATGGTTGTTGTTCTTTTTTATTGCATACCCCACCAGTCTTTTAAGTAAAGCTCATTTCTTTCGTCTTCGGTAAATGACCTGAGTAGCTGGCCCAAGAAAATACCAAATGAGTCGTTATTTTTTTCGGCTTCCTGCTGACAAAACCAAATGTCAGAATCACTAAGGTTTCCATCGTCTAAGGCGATGTGAAAGTTACCACCCGCGCTATTATCCAATTGGTTATAATAGTACTGTACGAATTTATTGATAAGCGGTTTAAACTGTTCCATTGTATTTCGATTTCCGCAAATATATCACAACCTCGCCAAATCCTTCACCTTCTCATCCGCTTCCTGTGCTGATGTAACATTTCCTGAAATCACATAGGCTGGAATAGAATTAGGTGGTCTGTTATTTAAAAACGCTGTATTCAATGGGTTGAAGGTAGGTGCGCCACTTTGTGAGCCTCCACCGCCTGATGATGGTACACCGCCACCACCCGCGCTGCCTGATGCCGTGGAAGACCCGCCGCCACCACTATCATCGAACTTGGTTTGGCGAATTTTATTCACCTGTGCAAGTCCTGATGCAAGAGCAACACCACCGGCAATGACTGCGCGGGGTAGTGATGATGGATCACCTGGAATAAATTGTGATCCAAATGCAGCCGTTGTATTTTGGTAGGTCTGAATAAGTGCCTGTGCGATCTGTAACCCCTTGTTTAAGTTGAATTGCCGTTTTGCCTGTTGTTTATTCTTGGCCTCAAATGAGTTCACCACGTTCGATAACGCACCAAGTACGTCACTTGAAAGCTGTACACGTTGGGCGTTGCGCTGTTTTTGTTTTTCAATTTCAGCGTCGGCATATTTATCTTGGATGTCCGAAACCTCTTTTGCGTTTTGCTCTGCGATCTGTTTAAGAAGTTCCGCATTGCCGGCTGCCTGTTCACGCAGTTTGATGGCCTTTTGATCTGCAATAGCGATTTCTTTGTCAATACCTTCTTCCATCAACTGAATTTCCAAATCCTGTTGATCTTTGAGAAGTTTGAATTTCTCATCATTGGAAGTTGTGATGTTGGTTAGTTCTAACTTATTCCGATCCTTTAAAAAATCAGCGACGTCTTTGTTGTTCTGTTCGGCCAGTCTTTGAATTGCGGCAGCGTAGGTAACTTCAATTGTGAGCTGTTCTTCTTTGGCCTTGCGTTCTTCCTCTAACCTTTTTTTGCTGGCTTCAGCCGCCTGTGTATTTCTTTTGTCCTGCTCGTTTTTTTGATTGTCGGTTGTTTTTTTGTCCAACTCTAAAAGAACTACATTGAACTCTGCGATCTGATCGGTGATCTTTTTTTGACCGTCAATAGTTGCTTGTAAATCTTCCTGTGATGGTGCGAAAGCGGCCAATACCTGACCACCTACACCACCTACAGCTCTTTGTAAATTAGCTTTCGCAACCGCTTTGGCCTGTTCAACCAGTAGAATATTTTGGGCCTGTAACTCTGCCTTCAGTCCTTCAATCCTTTGTTTCGTTGCCTCTTTTCTTTGGGCGGCAATATCTTCTTCAGCAACACCCAAAGCCCGAAGTCTACGTTCTTCAAGGTCGAACGCTTTCAATGCTTCTGCGCTGGCCTCGCTTGCCTTCTTTGTTTCTTCAACGAATGCGCGGGTAGCAGGGTTAACACCTACATCAAGAATAGTTTTGAGTTCATCAAAGTTTAAAACAAGGGCTGCTATAGCCGCTCCGATCAAAAGGATGGGATTGGCAAGTAACGCTTTTCCAAGTGATGCAAATCCGGATGTCACATTTTTCAGGCCGTCCGTTAAGTCAGAAAGTTTGAAATTTGAAACTGTGGCTGCAATTGATTTGAATGATGAACCAACACCCTCGAAGTCTAGGTTTACAAACCTTTCACCAAGTAACCCAACGTTATTGGATAGCGATTCGAACGCATTACCCGCGTTGGCTCTAACCGCCTCAGACGCATCGTTGATCTGATCTTTGAGTTGTCCGGCCTTCTTTGAAAGTTCGTCGAATTCCTTTGAATCAATTGGAAGGGTTGCAAGTTGTTGTTGAAAACCTCGGAGTTGGGCCTTTAGCGATATGGCGGATTGATCTGCAGTATCTAAGGCACCTGTAAGATTGTCGACGGCCTGAACCGCGCCCTTGTCATCTACTTGTAACCTTATAGCGTAATCTTTAGCCATGCATAAATTGGGATATTGCCCACACTATAAACGAGGCAATGCCCAAATAGTACAAAGCCTTACAGGAGTTTACTAAGCGCAATCGCCATCCACGAAGTTCATGGTTGTATTTATCGGGTAGTCTTGCCCCTGCTTTGAGAAGGTCGAATGAGTTTTTAAGTGCGTCGGGGTTCATGTATTTATGTTAACCAAATAACAGATCAGTTCTTTAGTTTGTATGTCGTTCAAAATAACTTCAGTCCCGTTTATTTCAATGCCAACACCAATTTGTGTACGTTCGCCAAGTTCTTTTTGATTACTGACTGGCCTAACCTTAACCTCGTTCAGACTGAATCTGTTTTTAAACTTTTTCCAAGACGCCATTTCATTTAGATTTACCACAAAGTTAAGTGGTTTTCACCTGAGAATATGTAAGAGTAGCAGTAATTTTTATGTCGTTGTAAGGATATGCGCCGCCACCTGTTGATGACAAAGCTAATCTGGACTGTGCTGTATTGGTTGCTGTGTCCATCACAACGTTGAAAGTACCCATTGAACCCGATTGAAATACTGTCGTCACTGTCCCGGCTCTGGCTATGCCGCCATACTTTGAAATGTCAATGATGAACTGAGCGTTTCCCCTGGCTACTATATTACCACCTGACAACCGAACGATTGAAACAGATAGTTCCGCGTTCCACATTGTTTCGTCGGGAAGAGTCAAATGGTTTCCAGATATACCCTCGATCAACAAACTGATTTGATCTGTAGTTGCGGCCCAATCGCCTTCGCCTTGATAAATGATAACCCCACTTTGAGCGCGTCCGTCGGGGCCGTTGCGATCATTGTCAAACCAACCGCCGCCGAGATGGAGCCCGGGCGCAACTGCTGAAACGTTTTTACCAAGCAAAGCAAGTGCGCGAAGTCCTGATGATGCCTGAAGTGTGTCGCCAACGATTAAAGAAAACGGGTTGCCTTCTGAAATGTTATGTCCTGACCCTGTAATGAGGGATTGAACAGACTCCGGACTGATGACAGAACCAGAGGCAAGAACCAATGATGAGACAAGTTGATTTAATTGGCCGCCGTTGAAACCCGCGAGTGTTCTCCTTCGATCTACACCATCACCACCAAATGAGCTGCAATAATTCCCCACCGAGTTCCACGCATATCCGTACCGAATACAACATTCCTCTGTTCCTGTTGTGGGATCTCCTGCGAAGTCTACCCATTCGACCTGACCTCCTACTGTCGTTCCTGATGGTGTTGCCACACAGTCGATTGTTGAGGAAAGAACTTTTATCAGTCTGACTTTCGTTGTGTCCTGCGTTCCAACGACGTAATTGTCTATTTCGAGAATTCTCCAATATGAGTCGACAATAAATATTTGATCGTTGAATTTGAATCCCAGAATATCGGTAATGGACAAACTGAAATAAGCATCCAGAATCCGCGCCTGTGGTGAATAGATTTCGTTTAAAAAACCCCTATGCCACTTGTTGAACAGATTGTTGTATGGGTTGCCAGCGATGTAGTAAAGCGGGACTTCGTTCCAAAAGTTTAGGTCGTGAACCTGTGCGTTTGGATGCAATAGCGAATAGTGAGACAGCGTGTTGACCTGTGCTGCTGCTCCTGCCAAAGTACCTTCGTCGTATAGTGCAACGTCAATTTTTTCGGTCAGGTATAAAAGTCTTGGTCCAGGCGTTTGGAAGTCTCCCGTCTCACCAACAAATTTGCAGATTGGAATATTGGTTCCATTGATCTCAACAAGTGGTGTGGATGCGAATCCGAGTTCAACCTTTAATTCACCTTGCGCGAATTCATTGGCCGTATCAGTATCGTTGACGGTGTAGCCGTTGTAAACGTTGTCGCCAAATATTCGGCCTAACTTTGTATAGACACCGCTGGCAACGTCCGACCCTGCCTTATATGTGAATGTGAGATTTCTTTTTTGTAGTTCCGTTGTCGGGCCCTTCACCACGTCTTTTGATAAGTCAATCTTGGCTGTCCAATCTTTTGTTTCACCGCTTGCGAGGTATTCAGAAAACGGAACGAAGGATAGTTTCTTTGGGATATTTCTATCTGGAATCACAACGCAATTGATCGCCTTCACTATTGACTTTACAAAATCAATTTGAAGCATATCAGGTGCGTTCGCTGCAAAACTCATGGTCTCATCCGCAACGGGTCCATCAGTTCCAACAAGTGCCCATCCGGTTCCAACTGCGGGGTTGTTGTCGGTGTCACCTTTGAGAACTATGTTAAGGCCGGAAGATGCTGCGAGTTGCATTACAAATGTTTGTCCCGCTGCAAGGAATATTTCAATGACCGGAGTTTGGATGTTGAGAATGTTCCCATTCTGAATGTTATACGATACCGACTGCCAAGCGGTTGTATTGTTGTCGGTGCGCCTTAGTTTAAAGAAAAATGTTTCATTCGACGGCGATCCGGTCGGGTCAATAGTTGCCCACATCTTAAACCTGAACACTCCGGTGTATGGTGCCGTCCAAACTGATGACGCCACATCACCATTGTTGTCATAAAATTCATTCAGTCCTGTTAATGTAGTGCCTCCGGCGTCAGGAGTAAACGCGGATTGATCTGCTGTATATCCAAGATTAAATAAATAAGCCTGTTCCGGAATACCCGTTTGAACTGTTCGGGCGTTCACGTATGGAAGCCAGAAGTTGTCCAGTTCATTCTCCAGAGTTGTACCAAGCCAATTGAAACCCGCCGTTGACATTATCTTATCCATGATCCAAAGTGCCTTAACACATGGAGTCATTTCATTTGCATAGATCGGATTCGCCAGGTTATTGATCGGACGCGAACCAACTTCGCCAAGCTGTGACCATTTTTGACCACGATCGGTTAGTGCGTACTGCCAGTTGTCGAGGTAATCCCCATCAACTACATTGTCGTAGGTGATGTCATGGTCCATGCCGGTATAGTCAAGGTCGGCAAGTTTAAGAGAACCAAGCGCACGACTTAAATCGGGTGTCTCTGCATAAAATACCAATTCGAATTCATTGACCTGACCCGCTGTTGTGTAGGTCCTGAGCATTTGAACATGCCCTTGTGTGATCGGGATGGTATCAACTGCAAGAACGGCTGTGCATTTTTTATGGTAACTGAAATTACCGCTGACTAGATTCACGTTGAACAGCGGTCCGAACAGCGCAACGTTGCGATCTGATGCAGGAATCCTAAACTGTTTGGTGTAGGAGCCAAGAATAGCCAGCTCTTGTATGTCAGAAAAACGCCACGACAAACTGATTGACTGATTTTCGAGTAGGTCAATCATTGCGGAATCATCCGCCAGGTTTGTTATGGTCAGTTGAACTTCCATAGATATTTCAGTAACTCAAATAATCCGTAGAATGCTAAAAATATTGCAGTAGCAACAAAAAACACAGCCAGTGAGTTAAATGCAAAGCCCATTGCTACGTGAAATTCACATCCGCTCATATAAGTCAAGAATGAGGAAATGAATGAAACCAGAGCGTAAACAATCATTACCGCCAAATATTTTTTAATTAAACTCATGTCCAAAGATTATTTGCGTAACTCAATTTCACTGTGAGGTTTTTCAATTTACCATCCCTTGTTCTTTGTTCGGTGTAGGTGTTATCTTCAACGAGCATTGGAATACCCTTGCCGTTTGAGTCCTGTACCCATTGCACCTGCTTTGACACCATCATCCCGCGAAGGAATTGGAATTCGCCTTCACTGATCCAATCGGAATTGATTGTAAGAAATCGCTTTGTGATGTTGCCTACCTCAGTCAATCCACGCTGCATTCCGTTTTGAGTGAATGACGTTCCGTAAGTTCCAAGTACCTGTTGATACCTTTTGCGTTCGATCTCGACACTTTCTTCATTCTTCTTTGTGAAGTTCTGATACTCCCATGAACCGCCAGATCCAACCCATGCCATGCGTATAGTGTCGTATGCGCAGGACTGTGGATCGTTGATAGCTACATTATACAGCACGTAAAGAACTGACAACGGATTGTTAATAGAACTGAGTGCCTGAATTGTGATGCACCTCCAATTCGGATAGTCCTGTGGTTCGGGTAATGACGCAATATTTACATTGAGGTTTGCGGGGTAGAATGGGTATTGACCAATCGGACTAGCTACTGAGTAATCACCTGAAACGGGAGTGCCATTACTTTGGTAAATTGTTACTCTGACCTTATCAACGTCGCCAAGAATATCGTACATGGTCATCACGCCCCAATCGGCTTCACGGACTGGAATATAAACCTTGTTTCCTGTTTGTGGGAATCCGTAAAGCCCTGCATATTGCCACACATGGGTTGACTGTGCTCTGTCAGACAGCCAACGTTTTGTTTCACCATCCAATTCGAAACGGTCAAGGTCTGGACGATAGCCATCTTCAGCTTGAAACGATGCGTTCCATACGCTTAACGTTGTGGATTCAGGACCGAGTGAATCGGGGTCATCGGTCAACACACCAGCCACTTCCCATGCTTCGTAAATCTCAACAACAACACCTAATTCACCTGTTGATTCGGGTTCTTCGACTGTGAGGGCATGGATAGCCGTCACGCCATCAACGCTTTCAATATTGGTCAACTGATAGAACTGCCTTAAATCAAGAAAACCAAGACCATTATCTGGTGATGGGACAACGTAAATGGAGGTGACGCCATCAAGAACGAACTTATACCTGAACCCATCTTCCGTCACGTTAGTAGATGAACAAGTAACCATCAGTTGTTGACCAACTGGTGTAATCGAACGCGGATATTGATCTATCGAAATTGCCATTAGTAAACGTAAATAACAACTGCTGTATTTGAAAATTCATCATCCGAATCAGTCTGATCGCTTTGGGTTGTAACCGAAATGATACTTTCGTCACTCATTGGTTGAACGTAAACAGAGCCACCATATTCTGAAAGGGACTGATTGAAAAATATCTGAGTTGCCCCAAGTGTGAAGGCATCACTACTTTGGATTTCAAATTGACCTTGCGAAGTGCGAACCCAATTGATCGTGCCCAAGTCATTGTGAAGAACTGTGACAACGGGGTCATTGGTTCCTGTCTGCGTCACCTGTGCTGCGTAATACTTGTAAGGCAATGTGCATGCGCACGGTACGCTGTGATAACTTGTGCGCTGTTTGTCCCCACCAATCTGAGCGATACCAACTACCGCAAGAATTGTAAATAGAACTGCAAATACTTTTTTCATTTTGATTTTGTTTTAGGTTCCAAATATACTATTTA